CGATCAAGTATTTAAAGTAAAAGAAACAGAGTGGGGATTACAAAAAGTAATACAAAAAGATAGTAGTTTTAACCCACCATCTAGTACCATTCTAGCTATAACCTGTTGTAACTTTAAATGAGTTATTTGAATCATGTCTGCAAAACCAGTAATTCTATTTACTGTAGAATCAATACGGCCTTTATACATACGTGGAGCACATATAGCGTAATTCATTTCTACTTTTGTAGTATCTGCTTTTGGTCTTGTCATGTTAGGACATAATTCCCATCTCAATAAAATGTTTGTACCTAAAACTTTTACTCCTCTATATAAAGTTTCTATTGTTCTTCCTACTGCTTCAAAATTTTCACTTGGTGGTGGGTTAAAACTACTATCTTTTTGTATTACTTTTTGTAATCCCCACTCTGTTTCTTTTACTTTAAATACTTGATCGCTATAAGTTTTATATTCAAAATATAATAATGGAATAGTATTTTGATCCCAAGGACCATATCCATAACCATACATATAAGTTTTATCACCTTGATATTCTTGTATTCTCTCTAACTCACTATCGGGTATATCAGGAAATTGTTTAGCTATTTCTGGTAATGTAACTGCTTTTAATTCTCCAACATAATATATATCTTCGAAGTTTGGATCTTCTGTGTAAGAATATATTAAATAAGCTGGATCTACATAATCTACTGTTATACCATTTGCAGTATTAAAATTTGTTTTACAAGCACCAATACCACATGTAACCAAATCATAGTTTATTCTACGTCTAGTTAAATCAAACTTATTATAATCTAAAACTTGAGTAATAACCTCTTCTTCAGCAATTTCAATAGCTTGTTTATAATCTAATTGCATGTGTAGTTCTAGTTCTTCCATGTTATGAGGTAGTTCATCTTCAGGAATACTTGTATTAAACAAGGCTGTGTCTAATTTTTGCACTATCTGCTCCATTGTTTCTCTAGCAAATATATCTTGTGCTAACATTTCAGCGTAATTAGTACGTTTTTCTAATGCTTGAGGATCTTGAGCAAAAGCATTTATATCGTAATCTTTATTAGATATACCATTAGTTAATATATCTACAAATTTAGAAACAATAGGAACTGGTTTCCAGTCCAAATTTAAATATGATAAATCTCCATTGATAGATAATTCATCTTTATATTTTTGAGTAGGTTGTTCACCTCTTGCATATAATCTTAATCTATTATAGTTGTTCCAAGTAGTCAAATATCTATTTCCATTTGTTCTACCTTGACTAAACCACTCTTGTTCTATAGCTTGAGCAACTTGCTCGCCATATTCCCAGCTAGCTTTTTCAGCATCACTAACCACTTGGCTAGGGAAAATACTATTACCATTAGTGTATATACTCTTCATTTAATCTATAATTTTAGATAACAACCCACTATTATCATATTTTTTTATTCCTAAATCATAATTTTGTCTAATAATTTTAGGAACAGGTCTATATTTATTTTTATTACAAGCCATTATAGCTAGCCCTGAACTAATAGAAGCATCATGTGTTGTTCTGTTGTTTATATCAAATTTAGCCCAGTCTTCTAAAGTTCTTTGAAAGTAAACATCTCCATATGTATTATCATCACGTAATCCTACATACGTTTCTATATAGCTTTCTATTGCCGCAGCATGTGCTTGTTTAATGTCTTCACTAGAGTTAGGTATTCCACCTATTTCTCTTTCTGTTACAGATAATTTATTATATATTTTATCTGGTCTGTTCATTGCAAAACCTCTATATCCTCTACGTTTAAAGTGATATAACAATCTAGGCTTATTGTTTTCAGCAAGTATCGGCATTCCGTAAAATATACAAGCCATTAATACATCTTCAAAAAATATTTCAGCTGTTTGTGGTCTAGCTATATATTCTAAAAAGAAATGATTAGGTGGTATGTCCTCCATACTAAACTTAGTTAATCCATGCAGTGATCCTTTTGATCCACGCTTATCCACCGTACCTGATATATCATAACTATCACATCCAAAAGCTCCTAAATGTTCATTACCAGGATATTTTTTACCTAATTTATGTATTAAATTATTTTGTAATCTTATAGGTGGTATCCAAGATATAAAAAATCTACCATTGTTTTGAGGAACAAATATAACAGAAGTATCTTTTATACCGCCTACCCACTGAAAATTTCCTTGAGTAACACTTGTATCTCTAGTTTCCGCGTTCCAGTCTATTTGTTCGTATATCTTAGTAAGATTAAATAACGAAGACTTTGCTTCATCTCTAAACGCGTGTTCCTCTGTTCTAGGAAACTGTCTATAAAATTCATTTAAAGCATCTTGATCATCTTTTAATCCATCAACTTCATTTTGCCAATAACTTATAACTCCTAATGTTATAGGTAATCCTTGCGGTCCTTTAACAAGATCGGTTGGAGTGTCGAAAACAGGTACTCCATAAGAATCAATGTATCCTTCGTAGTTCCATTCCATAGGTATGAACAAAGAATAGAGTCCCGAACGAGTCTGTCCATTCGCATTTCTTTTTGTGACATCTGAGTCATAATATAATTTTTTAAAATTATCTCCTCCTTTATCTAATGCATTACAGGTTGAACCCATCATGCATTTACCAATAATTCTACTACCTAATCTTAACGTGGTTTTCGTAACCCTCCAGTTGTTGAGGATGTTGTTCGGACGTTCCCACTTCCCCGATTCATCATGGACGAGGAGTTTGAGTTTCTCCCCATCGTAGGAGTTATCCCCAGTGTTCTTCCAGTCGATTGTGGTGTCCAATCCCTGGAGATCGGGCGCGGTTTCGTTGGCGGTAAGTTTACGACGGGTGAGCTTACTTGCGGGGACACGGTAGGCAAGCTCGGTCTTTGGACGGTCCATTCCGTCCTGTATTGGCTTGAAAAAGAAAGGATAATTGGCCGATATTGGTACCACCTTATCTGTGAACATGGTCTTAGCATCAGGACCGGACTTTGATAATATACCATACCTACTGTCGGACGATATGGTTGCCAGGTTAACCACCTCTCCTGATGCCATGAAAGAAAACCCGGAACGCCTGTTCTTAAGGTAACACATCCCATAGGATCTTGAATCTGCCTTACAAGCTTCCCAGAAAATGAAGAATAATCTATTTGACTCCCTAAAGTCTGGTTTCCCAACATCAATTTTGGACCACTGCAGGTACATATAATGAGTGCCAGTAATGTAAGTAGGATTGCCTTTGTTATAAAACCAAAAACCTTCTTCTCTACGAGCAAATTCTTTATCAATGTAATCATACCATGTTTCTTTAAAATCTAATGGGTATTCTTCCCAATCAAATATTGTTTTAATTCTTTTTAATTCTTTAGGTAAAGGTTTATATTCAAATTTATCTGATTCAAATTTATAAATATCTTTAGCTTTTGGTAATGCTATTTTTAAATTTTGTATTTCTACAATATCACCTATTTCACCTGTTTTGCTTATAATTACAACATCGTGTTCCACATTATAACCGTATTCCCATTTTTTGTATCTATTATTTTTATTGAGAATCTTAGGTTTAATGTGGTTATCTAATATTTTATATAAATTTTGTTGATACATTATTTCGACCTCCCTTCTGCAAAACCTTTAAATTCTTTTGGTTTTTTAGTCTCTTGTTCTACTTTACCTTCAATAATATTTTCTTCTTCATTTATTTTAGATAATATTTCAAACGCATCAAATATTGCTAGTTTTTTAGTAGCTGCAGCATTTTTTAATCTATCAGCAGATATATCTGGACCAAAATCAATAATAGGTTCTTTAGCAACTTTAATTAATTCTTCAACTGCTATTCGCCCAGCTTGGATTATATTCCTTTTGATTTTTTTTATTTCCATAATTAATTACAATATCATTTGATTTCATACAATAAAGACGCTCATCGTCTATAAAAAACTCCCATTCAGCTCCAGGTTTAAATCCAATTACATCTCCTGGATTAATATTAGATGCTTCTAAGTTGTTATTACCTATTTTTAGTATACCAACATAAGGTTGCTCTTTTCTATTCTTTATATTGTCAGAATTTTTTATTGGCTTTACAAAGCATCTATCGCCAAAACTCTGCCATTCACCATTCTTTTTATACAAATATATTTGATCCGGTGAAACAAAGTATAAATCATTTTTAAAAAAAGATCTACTATTAGTTTGTTTACCTTGCATATTATAAAATCTTCTAAATACATTTTGGTGTACAACTATAGTGTCGCCTTTTTTTATATCACTAGTAATAGCCAACGGCGTAGATACAACTTTAGCAAATCTATTAACAAATTTCCAAGATTCAATTTTAGTATTTAAAATTAATTCTTTTTTACCTATTTTTTTACTGTTATTATATCTACCTTCTCCGATAGGCTTTACTATAAAATCATATAAACTATTCATTAATATTCTAAATCATATTCAATTGATATAGCCATGTTAGAATTAAATTTCTTCCAAGGTAATACTTCATTGTTTTTCTTTATGTAAATATTATATGAATTATCTTTTTCATCATACAAGATGTGAGATATTTCGTGACCACCATAAACTTGTTGACCTAAAGAATAATGCATTGCATCATTTTTATAGTCAGAACCTATACTGATCTTTCTTATTACATTATTCATTTTCTTTTTCTACATCTGTATAAGTTCCATCTTCTAAATTTATATTTATAGAACCATACTTGTCTTCTAATACTTTTTTAAATTCTTCTTGTTGTTGATTTACACCAGCTAATTCATGTAGTACAGCGTGTTTTCTTGTTTCTAAAACACCAACATCTGTAGATAAATTATAAAGTTTGTTTTGAAATTCCAATACTTTATCTAATTCTTCTTTTGTTATTTTATTTTTTTTCATTTTATTTAATTTAATTTGTCATTAACCAATATCTTTTATAAACAGTAACATGATTTGATTTACCTTGAAACTTACAATGTAGTTCGTCGTTTACAAAAGTATAAGTAATAAATGTTTCAAAATCATTTACGGGATTATAAACTCTAGTTTTTATATAATCTTTACCTTCTTCTATTACAGTTTCTTGTAATGTTTGATTTTCTGCAAAAGAAAAATTTACTAATTTAAATCCCTCTTTTTCATTATGTAGAATAACTACATAATAAGTTGTATTCTCACTAGACCACGCGCCTCTTAATTTATCGCTTAAGTCGTTGCTGTGCATAACAATACTAAATAGCAATGCTATACTTAATAATAATTTTTTCATAATATTTAATTTAATTTAATTTCTAAGTGTATAATTACTTGTTATTATTAACTTTTACTTTTTAAATATACTAACTGCTTTTTCACTACTTCGCCCGCCAAAATAAGCTAGTACTACAGCCATCATAACTTTTTCAAAAGTATCATTCCAAGTTTCGTGTATATTAAAAGGTATAGTTTCTACACTATCTAAGATACCTGCAAAAGAAAATACAACAATACACCATACTAAAACAAGTGGTCTTACGTTTTTACTCAACCACGAGTCTGACATAGAGTCTGCTTCCCATCTTGATGTAATAGCTTCTATCTCTTTGTTTTGTTGTTCGTATATTAATTGTTGTAATTTAATTTTATCATCTAAAGAAACATCTGATTTAGTTATTTCTGCTATTGCTTCTTTAGGAGATGTCACACCTTGTAATACGTTTCCTAATGTAGGATTTATTACAGACGCAGCGCCAAACAATAATTGTCCGACTGTAGTATCTTTAAATTGTTTTTTTGACATTATCTTCTATATTGTGAAAATAAATTTTGAGCTAGTCCTGATCTTCCACCAAGTATACCCATTTGACTTGGATCAAATATTCCTTTTCTACAAGTTCTACATGGTCTAATAGATCTTACTAGATCAACTGGTGCTGTCGCTATATCCACTAAACTTCTACCAGTATTACCTAAAACAAAACCACCTACATCACCTATAGCATCACCTACATCACCTAAAGCCCATCCTATTTTTCTAAAAAAGTTTTTTCTTTTTCTTCTTCTGTTAGATTTTTCATCTTCTTTTCTTCTAGTCTCCATTTCTTGTATCATTCTTTTTTGATCATCAGAAGATATTACTTTTCTAGTTTCAATTTTATCTATACTTCTTTCATCATTAGTGGTTGGTTCAATAGTTGAAGGAGTTAATTTTGATACAGACGATATTGGCTCTCTTTTTCTGATTGTTCTTGTTCTTGTATCTTGACCTGTGTTTTTACTTTGCCATTCTTGTCCTTCTGGAGTTTTCAGCCATTCGTCCCATGTCTGATCAGGATTGTTAGGGTTAACAAAACCTTCACCACCACTACCTTGTTTGTTTAAATCTCTTGTTTGAGTAATTGTTACACTTCCATCTGGGTTTGTTACTCGAGTTTCATTACCCCATTCACCCACATCATAACCTCCTCTTTCATCTTGTAAAGTTTCTTCCCAATCGTGATTATCATTAAGTGGACTGTTATAATTAAAAGGTGATTTATTTACTCTGTTTATAGAGTCACTTACTCTTATAAAGTTTCTTTCTGAATTTTCCAGATTATTTATCATTTCTGGTTCCATTTCATCAAACCTTGTAATATCCTCAGATGACATGTCGTCAAGATTA